CCAGTTACATCAGTTCCTGTGATAGTAAAAGTTGTTCCTGCTGAAGTTGCTACTGCACCTGTAAGGATAACTCTTCTACCCCAATGTTGTACAGCAGTGTTATTTCCTGCTACACCTGTAGTTGCTGTGGCTGGTGAAACTTTCCACGGAGCCCATTCGCCTGTTACTGTTTGTGCACCATTTAAATTTAAATGGAATCTACCATCAGATGGTCTTACACTTGTGTATGTTTGAGCTAATGCGATTCCTGTTGCAGCTGGTGCAAGAGGAAACATATGTCTTTGTGTTGCCACATTCCCTAGTGGATGTGTATTTTGAATTCCGCTACTTAAAACTGAGTTTCCTGTAGAAGTTATTGATCCAGTTTTTACCGGACCTGAAAAGGTAGTTATACCCATAATAGTCTCCTTTGGCTGTATAGGCCAATGTCGTCATGCTGTCTCTATACCGTCTGCCTAGCCAGTCAACACAACTAATTTACTCTAGGGTAAGGAGGGCAGATAATTCCGCCCTCCTAAGTGATTTATGCTCCTGGTGTACCAAAGATACCACGCCAGTCAGACCAGCCGTAGCTGTATCTTTCTCTAGCTTTGTATCTAACGTTGCCAGTATCGAAATCGCCTTCCATAGCAGTTCTAATAGGTGCTCTATTAAAATGCTTAAGACCATTAGGTGCATCTGTTTTAATCCACCACGCGTCAGTATCAGTAAGGAAGTTGTTTACAACATATCCTTCTGGTACCATTCCCATATTTTTGGTTGCGTTGATGTCATTATCAGCAGTACCTGGTCGGCCAGCAGATTTCATCAGTCTCTCAGCTATAAACTGCAAGTTTACTGGAATGATCATTTTCATTCCTCTAAGAGCAATTTTCATTCCTCTTTCGTCTTGCATGTTAGCAATGTCAATTAACATCTGCTCTAACGAAGTTTCGTTAAGATCAGCTGCAACTGCTAGAGTGTTCGTTTGGTTACCACTAAGTGTAGGGTGAGCTGCATTGTTTAATGAAACTCCGTCTCCACCAGGATTAGCTGCTGCAAATGCATTGTTTAAAATGTTTGCTGCTTTCACCTGTTTAGTGTTAGCCATAGAACGCGCTAGTGCTTTTGTATAGCGAGTGCTAAGTTTATCGTAAAGATTATCCTCTACTGCTTCTTCTGTTAGTGCAAAAGCTAAAGCAACAGTCTCGTTGGTGTACCTAGCAGTGTAAGTTTCTTGAGCGTCATCGTATACAATACCTTGACCCTCAGGTTTTACAGCTGCATTGGCAAAACCGCCAAGCATTACTTCTTCTTCGAAAGCACGATCAGATGATTCTGTATCGAATATTTCTTTGTCTTGATTTTCGTATCGGTCATACTCTAAGCCAAATAGTGCGTTTAAGCCTGGTTCGAGTTCTTTGACCAATTGCATTCTTGAAATAACCATTGTTCAATCTCCTTAGGTTTATACGCCAGTTATTCTAGAGTACACGTGTTCAACGATTTTAACAATCCAGTTAGTGTTAGCAGTAACTGGGTCGCTGTTTTCAGGATCTTTGGACATGCCAACGATTCTTAATTGAGCTGCGCCTGCTGCTGGAACACCACCACCATTACCAGTAAGTACGTTTAATTGACTTGCTGATTGGCCGTTGATTGTATTTCCGTTAGTGACCACGATATCAGTATTTTTTCCTACTGCTGCTGGAAAACCAGCTGCTAGGATACCGTTACCTTGTATCTCGAATAACTTATTTGGATCGTCGTAGACAAATGCTTTGATTAATCCACCACCTGTTGGAGTGATTCCGCCAGGGTAGTAGTTTGACCAAGTAGGTTTTTGTGTAGTAGGATCGTCATAAAAGCAACCGTTGAAAACACCAACACAGTCAGCATTACCTGCTGCTGATTGTTGAATTGTTCCGTTTGCTAATAACTGTACTAAATCACCTTTGAAAATAGCTCCCACTAATCCAGGGTTGATGTCGTACTCAGTAGTTCCACCGTTTTGGATGTTACTACCAGATTCACCTACAGGTCTTAAACCGGATGGTGCGTTTACATTTACCATGATTTTTCCTTGTAGTTAAAGATATACCTCACCCACCATGGGATCGGTAAATTTTTTAATTAAGGAGAAAAAAATCTGTTTAGGATTTCTTGCCGCCAAAACTAACTTGCGACCTGCTAGCATTACTAACAGGCATACTAGGATGTTGGTCCTTTAATGGATCGTTTGCAATTGCGTTATCTCTATCTTTAGTCTTTTGAGTAAAGTAATGAGTACGCTCAGCAACCGTTTCATTAGGAATCCTTGCTAGCATTAAACCTCCAACAGCTATAACACCTTTATATGTACCTGAATCAATTTGAGGCCAGATGTTAGAATCATATTCGTCTGCACGAACAAATTCCCATCCTTCACGTAGTCTAGCAGAAACATTTTTTTGATCTTGCTGTCCTACAGATTCGGCCCTTATCCAGCGATGAGTAAACCCAGCTGGTGCAGGTGGTGCGTCTAGTTGTGATGGTGGAGTCCATGGTTTCCTTCGAGAAGTTTTCTCTCTGGTTTCAGACTCGCGTGATGGCAGTTTTTTATTTTCATTCATTGTATTCATATGCTTACTCCTTCACGTATTTCGCATATTCGCTTAGCGGCACACCTAATTTTTTTGATATAGCTACTTGGGAGGGTGTGAGTCTCACAGTGCCTTTGCGCCTTCCTGGTGCTGCCATTCTGTTTCCAGAATTTACAGCTTGAGTTGGCGAAACTTGTTGTTCAAACTTATGAGGAAATGTTTCCTTCATTCGATTGTCTATTTCATTATAGTACGAATCGGTCTTCGGGTCAAATCCTTCTTCCATCAGTTTACGATGAATTGAGAAAGAAGTCAAGGTCATTGGCTCATCCTCACCAAACCACGTATTTTTTTCAGCCCACTGTTCAGCCTTTGGATCAGGTCTTTGAGGGGGCGCTGGTTGTCTTGGTGGGGGTTGAGGCATACGAGGTTGATTTGGATTTACTCCCCTCGCTTCCATTTCTTGTTTTAATCTTTCTCTTTGGGCTTTATGGGATTGAGCTCTTTCTTCTTCAATAGATAAACGACTTAATTTAGCCTGTATTTCTACTTGTTTTTCAGTATCTCCAAGATCCATGGCCTCTTTGAGTTCTCTTTTTGCTTGAGATAATTGTGCTTCAACACGATCACCAAATTCAGCAACGTAACCAGAATCTAATGTCTGGGCTCTTTGCTTCATTTGTTCAGCTTCTGCTTGCACACCACGTGCATATTCAACAGCAGCTTGTTCTCGTCTTTCAGCTTCTCTAGCTTTTTTTGTTAGCTTATCAATACGGGATTGAACTTTTTTTCCGTAATCATCTACTTCATCTTGTGAAGCACCATCTTCAGTTTTTACAACTGTTTCTATTGCTTCTGGTTCTTCTTTATTAATAATGGTTTCTTTATCATCTATTTCAACATCTATAGATGCTCCAGTAGAAGGAAGATCGACCATCTTTTCGTCAGCTTCGGCTTGCGTCTCTATTGCAGGCATATTTTACTCCTGTTTACTTGTATTGCAAGATATCCTCTGGGTCTTTTACCACAGCAATTATCTCGTCATCATTTAATATTCTCACTTCACCACCTTCTATTCCAAACCTGGAGCCAGCATAGCGACCAAATATAATCCAATCACCTTTCTTGCACCAGGGTCCGTTTGGAAATCTTTCTTCATTTTTGTAACATTCTGATCCCATTTTAAGAACTAAAGCTGTAACTGTTGCATAGCCTTGTTCTTCCACATGTTTATCTGTTAATATAACACCACCTTTTGTTTTACCTTGTCCTTTGTAAGGTAGAACTAACATACGCCATCCTGTTGGATCTGGTAATCGTTCTAATACTTTATCAGTAGGTAAGTGTTCTATATTTTCGGTAGCTTCTTTTTGCAGTTTTTTAAGAAAACGATTTTCTTTTTTCTCTGCTTTTTTATTATTTTCGTCAGCTTCTACAGCTAAATCTTTTTCTTCTAAAGCGAATACACGCTTAGGCAATTCCTTTGCTGGTTCCGTCATCATTATCCTCATCTTTCTGCAGGTCTTGTATTTCCTGTTCTATTATTTGGTAAGCTTTATACTCACCTACTGCTTTAACATAGGTATCCATTGTTGGCAAGCCTGCTGCTATAACATCCTTTAAATTTTCTTTGCGCGCACGTAATCTTTTTAAGATTGCGTAAATCGCGGTTACGTCTTCCACTACTTTTTAAACCCGTAGCTTCCTTTTGGTTTTCTTGTTGCTTTAGCAACATCTCTTCTGCCTTTCATAGACATTTTTTTACCAGCTTGTTTGCCTCTAGTCATACCTAGCTGTTCATCTTTTCTAGCATTGTAACCTTGTTTTTTCATAGATCCCCCAGATGCTTTTTTAGGAATAACTCCTTTAGCCATTAAGATATCTTTTTTAGTAATTTTACCATCACCTGAATGATCTGGAAATTTACTTTTCTTTTTTGCTGAGCCACCTTTTTTCATACCATGTTTAGCACCTGGCATCATTGTTCCGTTTGGCATTGCATGCATTGCACCACCGTGCATTTTTTTAACTTTGCCGCCTTTTTTATAAGTAGTAGTAGCCATTTTTTTCCCAGGTGTTTTTCTTTTCTCTGGCTTTGACATTATTCTTCCAACCATAATTATCTCCTTAAGTTGCTATTATACTAACAGTCCCATTTGCGCAACGACTTATTAATCCTTGAATTAGGATCTCTAGCTGTTTTTGCACTTGTTAGTTTTTTCTTCATGCCACCCATACGAGCGCAGAATGATTTACGTCTACCACTAGTCTTAGACTTAGTAGGAGCTTTTAGTGTTCCTTTTTTATAACTTGCACGTCCTTTAGCATTTAGGCCACCTGATTTACTTTTACCGGCTTTTCGTGTCCATGCTGCTGTCTTAGGCATACTTTGTTTTTTTCCTTCTATTTTCCATTACCATGCCACATCCTTTTGCCAAACCTTTTGGGTTTTTATCTGACTTGGCTTTTCTTTTTTGTGATAGTGATTTTTTCTTAGCCATTATCTTTTAACTAAACTACCACCAAAATAAAGTCCTACAATAGCACTCATTAAATGTGTATCAAGTGGTGTAATAATTAAACCATTAAATGATTTATCCATTACTACTTCTTTGCTTTCAATTAAAAATAAAAATCCTCTAGTAAATTCTGTCCACGTTAGCACAACAGTAGTATCAAAAAATACTGGGGCAATCTTGGGCCATACAATGATAGCGCCAACGGCAGATAATGCTATTATTCTTCTTGTAAATGTAAATCCTTTATCAGTAACAGCACGAGCTTTATCTATGTGTTTCATTTGATTATCAGCTCTTGCTAACAACATTTTTTGTTCATCTTGTTTTGCTTTAATTGATTGAGACCATATTGACATAAACCCACCTAATAAAGATGAGCCTAGCATTGTAATCATTTCTACTGGTAAACCACCTAACATACTAAACTTACTATTCCTCCACGTGCATAACCCTGTGTAAATCCTTTAGGGGCATTAATGTTTATCATTGCTTGTTGTAATGCGTTTTGTTTTCCCCACGCTTCATTTGGTTGTCCTTGCGGGCTTCTTTGTGACCCTATGTCCATGTAAGCACCGTCGCCGTCTCCACCGCCGCCACCACCGTAACCGCCACCGTAACCACCACCGTAACCACCTCCACCGCCATAGCCTCCGAAACCTCCGAAACCTCCAGAAACACCTCCAGTGTAAGGGTTTACTATACCATAACTAGCAGGATTTCCTTCTACAAGTTGGCCATTTTCATATAAAGCTCCTGGCCCCATAATTTGAATAAGCCCACTAGGAGAATAAGCTGTAGGGTTTTCCCCATTTGGGTTTTCAACAAAACTTGAATAGTATTGATTTTCCGGTAAACTATATTGATTTGGGTCATTTCCATAAAAACCTGCAGGTGTATATTGCCATAAAGCTTGACCACCTAATGCACCAGAAGTTACTGCACCAGCGTCTTGATAAGATGCTGCTGCTTGCTCGTTAGGATTAGAGTAGCCACCAAAAGGTTCATAATTATAGTTACTTGGATGACCAGGCGAATTAGAAGGGCTAGAAGGAGTTCCGTAATTAGAAGATGCTTGACTGTTAGTTCCACCAGAAGTGGATTCCATGTAAGTACCAAAATCTTGTCCTCCCCCAGGCATTATCTAAATCCTAGTTGAGGTTTTCCTTGGTACATTTTTTCGTATATTTCTTCAAATTCTTCGTAAGGAACTGGACCAAATTGTTTCATTGTGTCAGACATGTTCTCTGTAAAATCTCTGTATTCTTTTTCGTATCTTCTGTCATTACTCGCGTAATTAGGTCCTTGGCCATACATAGAAGCTATTCCCGCTTCTCTTAAATTATCATTAAAAGGTAAGGGTTCTTTTATAGCTTCAGGAGGTGCCATTCCTTGTAATGGGGGTTCTTCTATTTCTGATTCTAAGAATTGCGGTATTACTAATCCTGGTATTGTTCTTGTATTATTAATTGTGTTAACAGGAAGATCATCTACGTCTTCAGCAAAAACTTCGTTTCTTGTATTTTTGTCTATAAAAGGAGGTAAGTTTGGAACCAAATTTTCATCATATAATAATGTTTCTTCAATAGGAGAAGTGTACCCTTCACCAAACTCCATACTTATTTCTGGTCTTATTTCTGGTGTTAAATCTTGTTGTCCAAAATCTTGTTGTGGGTAAGGTCTAGTTGTTCCATTAAACCCAAAAGTTTGTGCTGCGTAGTCTGCCATTTCATCTTCATCTGAATTAACAGCTCCTGTTATACCTACTCTGTTGGCCATATCTTTTCCAAAATCTGAAACTTTACCAAACATTTCTTTTGCCATCATTCCCATTAACCCTCCAGACTCGCCATACTTCATTGCAAAATCTTCAACAGGATACATTGTTGAGTAAGCATTAGGTGCAGCGTTTCTAAAATTATTACTTTGATTAGAAAAATTTTTCTGTACTTCTAAAGGCGCTATGCCTTGTCTATTTCCTATTGTGTATTTATCATTACGGTTATACGTTCTTCTTACA